CAAGGCAATCTCTCTCCGAGAGCAGCCTCAGTCATTCCTGAGAACCCTTTCGTAACCGAAACCACACCAGTCATTAACTGATGACTACCAAAGCAAAACCGCCAACCAGGGGGCTAAAGAAAAAACCGCTAGTTGGCCACAAGATTCCGCGCATCCACACACCTTTTTTGAAAGGTGCTACGCGATCGGATGAGGTAGCAGACTTAGCTGAGAAAATAGGTATGCCGTTGCTTGAATGGCAGCGTTTTATCTTGGATGACATGCTTAGGGTTAACAGCAAGGGCGAATTTCGCAGGCGCACCCTTGCCTTACTTACTGCACGCCAATCCGGTAAGACTCACGTTGCCCGTATGCTTATTTTGTCGCATTTGTTCTTATGGAATAGCAAAATGATTATTGGTATGTCATCTAACCGTAATATGGCACTTGACACCTTTCGTCAGGTAGCAAACGTAATAGAGGACAATGACTTTTTGAAAGCGCAAGTTAAACAAATTAGATTTGCTAATGGCCAGGAGTCAATTACAACTCTTAAAGGTGGCCGTTATCAGATAGTAGCTGCGACACGAGACGGATCACGTGGACTTACTGCCAACTTCTTATTTATAGATGAGCTGCGTGAAATAACTGAGGAAGGCTGGAAAGCGGCCAGACCAACAACTCGCGCAACTGGTGGGCAGACACTTACCTGCTCAAATGCCGGAGATGCTTATTCTGTTGTGTTGAATGACTTGCGAGAGCGTGCTTTGTCATATCCATCGCCTACACTTGGCTGGTATGAATATAGTGCGCCGCCCCATTGCAAGGTTGATGATCGTAATGCTTGGGCTATGGCTAACCCTTCTCTCGGCATCCTCATTGACGAGGAGACGCTGGAAGAAGCAGTAGCAACAAACCCAATAAACAACACAAGAACTGAAATGCTTTGTCAATGGGTCGATTCAATGACCTCACCATTTACAACTCAGATGGTTACTGATACCTCAGACTCTAATCTTCAAATTACGTTAGGTGGTAATATCGCCTTTGCCATAGATGTGTCACCTTCCAAGCGGTCAGGTGCTTTAGTAGCTGCAAAACTAAATCAAGTCACCGGAAAAATTGAAATTGGCCTTTTGCAACTTTGGACTAGCGATGTTGCTATTGACGATCTAAAGATGGCGGCAGATGTCCACGCATGGGCGCAGAAGTTAAAACCGCGTGTAATTATGTATGACAAATACGCAACTCAATCTATCAGTCAACGCCTTCAGCAAAGCGGACAGAAATTAGAAGACTGCTCCGGCCAATCCTTTTACCAGGCTTGTGGGGAATTGTTAGATGCCTTTGTAAATCAGCGTTTGGTTCATTCTGGGACTAAGGAACTAACTGAGTCATGGTTCTCGGTGGGTGCAAAAACTAATGATGCTGGGTGGCGTATCGTCAGACGTAAATCAGCAGGCGATGTTACAAGCGCGATTTGCAGTGCAATGTTGGTTCACTACCTAACACGCCCGCAATCAACACCTCAGATATTTGTTTGATAAACGTCTCGATATGTGAGACAATACTTGCCAAATAGGGTAAGGTTGGTGTATGGGTTTATTCTCTCGCTTTAGCAAACCAGCAGTAATTGAAGCGCAGTATGCACCGCCAGTAATGGCAGACACCTACCAATATCAAACACCATTTAATTTATTATACATAGATCGCGCAGCTGCTATGTCAATACCAGCAGTTAAAAGATGCAGAGATCTTATCTCAAATACAGTCGGCGCAATGGAACTGAAATTAGAATCTAAAAGCACCGGTGAATATTTACCGAAATTGCCTTGGATGAATCAGTTATGCAAGAACCAACCTTTACCCGTTACTATGGCATTTATTTGCGATAGCCTTTTGTTTTTTGGCGTTGCGTATTTAGAAATTGAAAGTGTTTATCAGGACACAGGATATCCTGCGTCGTTCCATTGGGTTGCCAACAATCGTGTAGTTCCTAAATTTAATCAGCGAAACACATTTATTGAAAGTTACGCAGTTGATGGCATCACTCGCCCGACAGAAGGCCCTGGCTCAATTGTAACTATTCAAAGCATGACAGACGGAATACTATCTGTTGGTGCAAGAGTTTTGACAGCGGCATTAGATTTAGATCGTGCCTCAAGTATTGCAGCCTCAACACCAATGGCAACAGGAGTTCTAAAAAATACTGGTGCTGACTTAGGCGAATCTGAAGTGCAAGGCTTACTAGCTGCGTGGCGCAATGCACGTAACAATCGCTCAACAGCTTATCTTACAAGCACACTAGAATTTCAGCCTGTCGCGTTTTCTCCTAAAGACATGATGCTAAACGAAGCAAAGCAATACATGGCAACCGAAATTGCCAGACTTTGCAACGTGCCTGCATATTACATATCTGCTGATATGAACAACAGCATGGTTTACGCTAACTTGCAAGATGAACGCCGTCAATTCGTTTCGCTAACTTTGCAAAGTTATATCTCTGCTATCGAGCAGCGTCTAAGCATGAATGACATAACACCATCAACACAAAAAATTTGTTTTGACTTAGACACAGGATTTTTACGCGCTAACCCAGTAGAACGTTTAGCAGTAATAGAAAAAATGTTGGCTCTAGGACTTATAACAGTTCAAGACGCTATGGAAATGGAACAACTATCACCGAATGGAAGTGCAACAGATGCAATTAACCTTCAGTAGCAATATGGAATGCGATCAAGGCCGCAGACTTATCTCCGGTAAAATCGTCCCTTTCAACGGCGAAATTGGCCAGACATCTATCGGCAAAGTTGTATTTGAAAAAGGAAGCATACAACTGCCAGAAGCAAAAATGTCTAAATTACTTTTAGAGCATGACGCAAAAAAGCCTATTGGCAAAGCCGTGTATTTTGACGAAAAAGAAGATGGCATTTACGCATCATTTAAGATCTCCAACACTAGCCGCGGAACAGACTCACTAATCGAAGCATCAGACGGCCTTCGTTCAGGGCTTAGTGTTGGAGTCGAAGTTCTAGCATCACAACCACGTAACGGCGTGTTGTTTGTGCAATCCGCAAGACTATTTGAAACAAGTCTTGTCCAGGCAGCAGCGTTTGATTCAGCTGCCGTAACTAGCGTTGCAGCATCAGCGGCAGAAACCGTAGATGACGCACTACCCGAAATAACCCAACCAGAAAGTGAGGCCATCTTGGATACACCAGATGCCGTAACACCTGAGGCTGTTGTAGAAACCCCTGCGGTTGAAGCCTCACGCCCAACAGTAACAGCAGCATTTTACGCTGCACCCCGCCTAGAGTTCACAAAGGAAAAGTTCCTAGAGAACTCAGTCCGCGCACAGCTCGGTGATGACGATGCTCGTCAATACATCCGCGCAGCAGCAGATACAACAGACAACGCTGGACTTGTTCCAACACGTCAACTAACAGAAATCATCAACGGCATCTCAAATGCGGATCGCCCATTCATCGATTCAATTTCAACCGGAGTTCTACCTGATGCAGGCATGACTTTTGAAATTCCTAAGGTGACCGTAGCGCCGACTGTCGCGGTTGCGAGTGAGGGTGGTACACCATCAAATACAGATATGAACAGCGCGTTTGTTTCTGTAAACGTTCAGAAGTTTATTGGACAGCAAGTATTCTCACTAGAAATTCTTGATCGTTCATCTCCAGCGTTTTTTGCTGAACTTGTTCGTCAAATGGAATTTGCTTACGCAAAGTCAACAGATGTTGCAGTTGGAACAGCGTTAATTAACGGTGGAACAGACGGCGGCAACCGCGCAGCTCTTACAACAGGCGCATTAGTAGCAGACTTTGTTTCAGATGCAGCAGTTTCTATCTATAAGGGAACTCTTGGATTTGCACAGAACATTATCGTTTCTCCAGAACAATGGGGCAACCTAATGGGCTTGGTTGATTCATCAAACCGCCCAATTTTCCAACAGACAATTAACCCACAAAATGCTGGCGGCACATTAACAGCAACAGCAATTCGTGGCAACTTGCTCGGTCTAAACCTACGCGTATCAACTGCTCTAACAGATGGTTCAGGCGTTGGCGATAACACAGCAATAATTGTAAACCCAGATTCTTACACATGGTATGAGTCAGCACGTTTACAACTACAAACAAACGTGATCTCATCAGGTCAAGTTCAAGTTGCTTACTACGGATACGGCGCAATTGCTACTAAGTTAGCTGCTGGCTCATACCGTTACATGGTTGCATAAGTAACCCTTAGCAATAGTGTTGAAGGGGCTTTGTAGCCCTTAGCCCCTTCAATTTTAATTAGAGAGGAAATCATGCCAGCAACATACGTAAC